ATCGTGAATTTCAAACCCTAAACCAACCGCATCGGAACAACGATTTTTGCGATGACGAATAGTCAAAGCAAAACCAAGAAACCAAAACAAAGAAAGGAAATCCTAGTATGCCAATAGTAGCTAGTCGGGGTGGCTCATACACCCCAATGCCCGAAGGATCGCACGACGCAGTGTTCTGCGACGTTGAGGATCTGGGCGAAGTAGAAACGCAGTACGGAAAGAAGCACCAGATCCGCTTGGTGTGGCAAAGCGCTGACAAGATGGAGGACGGCCGCCCGTTTACCATCGGCCGGCGTTATGGCTTGAGCCTGCACGAAAAGGCAGCGCTCTTTAAAGACCTAAAGTCTTACGCCAAAAAAGCCCCACCGCAGAATCTGGATCTGGAAACGCTCATCGGTAAGCCGTGCACGATCCTTGTGGTGCACGTGGAGCGTGACGGATCTACCTACGCGAACGTGCAGGCGGTACTGCCAGCCGGCGCAAAGAAAGTGACCGTGGATAAGGCGTTCGTGCGGAAAATAAACCGCAACGGCGCAACAACCGCAACCGAGTTAGATCACGACGGAAACCCCGTCCCGTTCTAGCCATTTGGCTGGGGTGGGCAATCCCCACCCTAGCCAGAAAGATTTTATGGAAATCCTAACAATCGTAATTCAAATAATGCTGCCGCTGGTAGCCGTCGCGCTGGGGATGCAACTCATGCACGCAATCGGCAGGTGGAACTGATGGCCCCGATCATCGTCACCGCTAAAACGGAATCGGCGCACTACTACCTAAAGTCGGGCGAGTCTTGCCACGGAGATCTGCGATCCGCTCGCAAGGTGGGGGCGTTTCCGTCCGTGACCACCATCCTCGGAGCCGCTGGCCCTAGTAAACAAGGGCTAATGAATTGGAAAGAGGAGCAGGCGATTTTATCTGCCCTGTCGCTACCAAGGAACGCAGGAGAGGCAGACGGCGACTTTGCTAAGCGGGTGGTTTTAGACAGCAGGAAGGAAGTGGAGGCCGCTGCGCTTCGCGGGACTCACGTGCATTCCTTGGCTGAAATCATAATTAACGGGGAGGAGCCGGGCGAGCTGGTGAAAGGCTACGAGGAGCACTATGCGGGCTTGAAAGAATGGCGTGAGTGTTGCGTGACTAAGGTGCATGAAAGCGAGTCCGTCCTAGTTAACGAGGCCGAAGGATACGCAGGCAGAGTGGATTTGATCGCCCAGATTCACGGTGAGATGGAAGTTATCGATTTTAAGACTAGGAAATTTAAGAAGGACGCAAAAGGCATCTCAAAAGCATCGGGCTACGAAACCGATCTGCTTCAGCTCAGTGCCTATGCGTACGCTTTCACGGACGACGGGATGGCTTGCCGCAACATTCTTATCGATCCAGTCACCGGCCAGCTGCAGGAGATCCGTTACACCGCCGAGCAAGTTGTCCAGGCGTTTGAGGCGTTCACATCCATCTGCAAAGTGTGGCGCTGGCTGAAGAAGTACGACCCGCGTGAGGTGCGTTGTGATTGAGATCCTGCCCGAACAATCCACCCAAGAGCAGTTACTGAACCGCGTGCGATCGCTTGCCCGGCAGTTAGCGGAGGCCAAGGCAGCGCTGGCGGCTAGCGAGGCACGCGAGAACGATCTGATCGATCGGATAAGGAGCGGCCTATGAGGATGCTGCTTTCTTTCATCGCCCTATTGGGATTCACAACCACAAAGCTAGGCAACGCACTCATCGACTTGCGCCCGATCGCTAAGAAGATCGACGTGAAGAAGATTAAGGTGCGGATTACTGGCTACTGGCCGGGTGAAGATGAGTGGAGCAGCCGTTATCAGTCGAGCACTGGCACAAGGTTACGTGCTGGCCGTCACTGCGCCGTTGATCCAGACATCATCCCCCTGTGGTCACGGATCCGCGTAATGGGCGGAAAGCGGGAGTGGGTGGCCGTGGATACTGGTACTGCCGTAAAAAGCAAGAAGGCAAGCGGAGGCAAGTTGCCGGTGGTGGACGTGTTTGCTGCGAGTGAAAAGCAGTTTAACGCAATGCGACTGCCAAAGGTGGCGATGGTGGAGGTGATGAAGTGAGCCTAGCCGATCTACTCACCATGTTCTCCGGCCGCATCATCGGCACCTACACGCCAGAGCAGTACGCCAACTGTGTGCGAGAGGCCCGCGTTAATCGCATGCGCTGGGGAATGGGGCAGTGGTGATTATCATGCCAGCCAATAACACGGGATTCATGGTCGGATTCATCGCGGGTAAATATCCTAATTCTATCGGATTGCTGATCTCTCCGAACGGATGGAGATATGCCCCTGAGGTTATCCCTTACGCAATCGACAACGGGGCTTACTACGCATTTACAAACGCGACAGAATGGGACGAGGCGAGTTTTTACAAGACCTTAGACAAGGCCGCAGATGGGCGGCCGCCGTTGTGGGTGGCGTGCCCCGACAAGGTCGGAGACAAGGACGAAACGAAGCGACTGTGGGACAAGCACAGCGAAAGAATTGAGAAACTAGGATTCACCCTAGCCTTTGTCGCCCAGGACGGAATGACCCCTAGTGACGTACCGCAAAACGCTGGCGTGGTTTTCATGGGCGGCTCTTTTAAGTGGAAATGGAAGGCACTACCTAAGTTTGCCGCCTCAATAAAAAGAGTTCACTGCGGCCGAGTAAATTCCTACGAGGGGCTTTGGATCTGCGATGACCTGGGTATCGAGAGCTGCGATGGGACGGGATGGTTCCGGGGAGGCATGAACAGGCTGAAGCCGATGGTTAATTATCTGGAGGAAAAAAATGGAGAAGGGAGAAAACAGAAATGTTTGCTAAAGACCTAAACAAAACAAAACTTGGCGGGGCTAAATACACCGTCATTCAGTCGTTCAAGTTTGATGCATCGCACAATTTGGAAAAGCAGGATTTTGCATATTTGCGGCACAATTCCTTAGTCGATTTGATGAAATGTTTTTCACACCACGGCCATACTTACGCTTTGGACGTGGAGTGGGAGGGATTTCCTACTGACTTAGAACCCATGATTTCCCCATTTGGTGAACTTAAATCATACACCGAAACGCTCGTCAGAGCCTGCGATCACAGCAACCTTAACGAGGTATTTGATTTTCCTACTACATTAGAAAATGTCGGCAACTGGTTTTTTAAAAGACTGAAAGATTTTGAATGCGAAAAGCTCAAATTAAAGTCAATCGTTTTGCGTGAGGGATCAAACAACCGAATCAAGGTGGAATCTTTATGATGCCGAAGGTTTATCTTGCTGGCGCGATCTATGGGACAACCGACGCGGATCAAGAATGGCGCAGAATAGCAGCTGAAAGACTTGCGGGGATATATGACGTGCTGAACCCGCTTGATCGTGATTACCGAGGGACAAAATTCGACACGGTTAACAGCTCCGTGATTGTTAAAGAGGATATGCTTTGCGTGGACAACTCAAGCGTCGTCCTTGCCAACTGCGACAAGCCGGGATGGGGCACTGCTATGGAAATCTTTTATGCGCACATGAAGGGCAAGCCTGTTCTATTCTTTACATCTAACGAAAACCCATCGCCTTGGCTGCTTGCAAGGGCGCGGAACGTTGGGACTTTGGAAAATGCGATCAATGAATTGACGCAGTTTAAAGACACAATCCTTAACTGTGCGGGGAGCGCATGAGCGTAAAACGCATCACCTGGCAAATCGAAATCCTCGAGCGGGCGAAGAAAAGCCTGATCGACGGCCGGTTGGTCATAGCACGCAGTCGGCTGGATATGGCGCTGCACATTGCCAAGGAGCTGCTGAAGCGGGCGCAGGCGTACCAGAAGCGAGACGCGGAGAAGAAAAAATGAGGGCGTTGTCGTGGCTTCTATACTGGTTAGGAGATCTGGTTAGCAGGACTTTGTGCCGCTGGGGCTTGGCCGGATCGCTCTATCAGAAACTGATGCTTTGGTCGGTCGAATGCGACAAGGATTTTAACGTCTGGAAAGAAGTCAAACCCCGCAAAAGGAGAAAACGCAAATGAAAGACCTTGGCAAAATTACTTTTGGCAAATCACGGCCTGCGCCCAAGCAGATTCTGGTCGACGTAACCTATGACGGCAAGACCGCTAAAGCTCTGCACGCATTTGGGCTGAATCAGTTAAAAAAAGACCCCGAAGCGGTGATCGAGTACGTCATCGTCAAGGCGCTGGAAGGGTTTGCCAAAAAATGATTGCACTGCCCCCAGCCACCGAGGCCGTTTACCACAACGGGGCGCCGGAAGGTGAGCGCAACACGCAGCTGTTCCGCATGGCGTTGCAATTCCGTGACCAGGGGTTGTCGCAGTTTGATGCGGAGTCAGAGGCAGAGATCTGGGGCTTTAAAAATGGACTAACCCAGAATGAATGCGTGGCAGCCGTAAAATCTGCTTACAGCAAGCCAGCCAGGGAACCGTGGAGGCCCAAGGCCAAGTATGGCTATCAGAACGGGGCGATCGTTCGTGAGGATCTGCCGGTGCCACCTATGCCTAAAAGCGTAGAAGCCCAGCCGGTTGAAAAATTCTTAGCCGAGGCTTTTGAATTGGGAGAAAGTATTAATATCTGTCGATCTATTAAGGACGGCGATCGCGAGAAGCCTGACGGTACTGGCGAGACTAGAAAACGTGAGGAGTGGTTAGAGCTATACAAAGGGGACGGGCTGAAAGAGTGGCAGGGGTCAGCCGTTGGCGTTTACGTATCAATCAACCCTAACAATGGGAAGGGCCGCAAGAAGGAGCATGTTACTAAATGGCGTCACGTCCTAATTGAATTTGATGAAAGCACACTAGATGAACAGTGGAAAATTATTAAGAAAAGCGGATTGCCTACTACTTGCATCATAAAGAGCGGATCACGCAGTCTGCACGCATGGGTAAAAATTGACGCTGATAACGAGGCTGAATTTACTGAACGTGTTAATTTTATATTTAAGCATTTGGAGCACAGCAAAGTAGATTCTTCAACAAAGGATGCCGGCAGGTTGTCGCGTTTGCCGGGAGCAATGAGGACGGCCACAGGCAATCAGCAGGAGCTAGTAGAATGTGGTAAGCCATCGATCTCATTCTTACAGTGGAAAGAGCGCATTTTGTTTGGCGATATACCCGATCCCTACAAATGGGAAGATTTGCTTAATTTCAAAGAGACTGAAGATCCGACCCAGCTACTAGGTAAACGCTGGATTTGCCGTGGCGGATCGGCGCTGTGGGTAGGCAGTAGCGGGCTGGGCAAGTCGGTGCTTTGCTTACAGGCCGCAATTACTTGGGCGATTGCTGAGTCATTCTTTGGAATCAACCCACACGGCGAGGGTTTGAAATCACTAATCATTCAAGCGGAGAACGACGAGGGAGACGTCGCCGAATCAATCCAAGGCGTATTTAAGGCGATGAACCTTACCGATAAGCAGAAGGAATTAGTTATGGCTAGGGTAACGATCGTGCGTGATTGCACCTCAACAGGAGAAAAGTTTGTTGATCGTGTTCGCCGCTTGGTCGAAAAGCATAAGCCTGACTTGGTCTGGATTGATCCCTTGCTTGCGTTTATAGGCGGCGACCTTTCTAGCCAGGAGACGGCAAGCGCATTCCTGCGAAATATGCTTAACCCGCTATCTCTTTCAGCCGGGTTTGCGTGGATGCTGATTCATCACACCCCTAAACCAGTCAAGGAAGGCAACGGATACCAAGGCGCAGACAAGGCGTATAGCGGTTTCGGCTCAAGCGAGCTGACTAATTGGGCTAGGAGCGTATTAACCCTTGCGCCTTGTGGCGACGATGCCGAAGGCAAGCGGATTTACAGGCTTGAGGTAACCAAGCGCGGTAAGCGGTCTAATCTTAATTGTAAGGGCATTATAGCGCAAAACGCAGTGCAGCCCCACGCCAATCTACGTCATAGCGATGTAGGGCTTGCGTGGATTGCTGCTGATGAGCCTGAACGCAAGACGGCTGGCAGACCGGAGATCGTGGTTAATTTTGACGATTACAAGCAAATCGTATCAAAAGGCATAAGTGCAGGTGATCTGCAAAGCTGCATCCGCAATAAGTCAAAAGTTGGTCACACCAAGAGCCGCGACTTGACGGCAGCTTGGGAGTCAGAGGGTCTGATTAAAAATACAGGCACTGAAAAAGCTAAAAAATACGTATTAAATGAGGATCAAAAATGAGCTTTAAAAGCCTATCACCACTTATTCAAACCCTATCACCGAAAATAGGTAGAACTCCTATTGATGGATATCCCCCCTTTAAGGGGATAACCATTGATAGGGTTCGTTGTTTCCATCCATTGACCATCGATAGGGGCGATTTTCAACCATTATGATAGATCAAGAAGCAATCGAACGTATCCCAGCGTCAATCCCTCACCCTTCTATGATCATAGATAGCCTGCAAGATCTGGTTTGGGAGTCGTGTAGCGATTTAAAGATCACGGTCACCACGTCATCGGTTGCGACTATGACTAAGGTGATAGAGCATCTTTTCCAGCATTCGGCGGATCATCCTGCGATGGCTAACCGTACCGACACCCTGAGCCATGCCGTGCTGAACATATCGCTTAACCGATCGCCCGAATCGATGACGGCCGTGGCTAAGCGATTTAATCTAACCAAGCAAGCGGTCAGCAAGAAGGTGACTGAGATACACGATCGGTTGGGCATACGTGCACGATCACAGAAAAGCGAGAAGGCCCGTGAGTCTTACCGCAAACGAGCATACCGCGTACACGCCAAGCGGCGGCGTGAGGCGCCTAAGTTTAATAACGCCGCACTAATGAAAGGCATGAACAAATGAAGCTAAAACCAGTAATAGAAAAACTAAACAACACACGCGACAAGGCGTTGGAGCTGATCGGCAAGACCATCGGCTTAGCGTCTGATGCAGGTGTAATCATCCAGCAGGCAAGAGCAGATGGCCAAGACATTGTGGCTATCTGTGAGGAAGCAGGGATCACTGAGGAGGTGGGCAAGCGATATGAGAAAGTCGCTGCAGCACAGCACAAGCTAGCCAATGGCGACGCTGACCCCGGACTGATGCGCCAAACATATTTGCGTATCGGATTCCTCCCCGACCCCATTACGATGAGTGAGCCTAGTGAACCCAAGCACTTCCTCTTTCCAATCATGCAAGCACGGCAATGGCTGGCATCGAGAGGCGTGAAATTTATTTCACAGGACAAGGGATTGCGTGCGCAATTTCTTGCCGAGGCCGAGCCAATCGTTAAGACCTACAACGAATTGAAGGATAGCGCCTAGGGGCTATCGCTAACGAGATATGACAAAATGGCTAAGGAATCTTTTAATTTTGCGTTACAAGCCGTGTATCGCCACGCTTATGCTTCACCTGCTCACCTCCACCGTCGCTACTTTGGGCAACTTCATTGCTT